GGGGTTTATCCCAGGGCCCGGAGGGTCCATGCCGGGGGAGGGGTTTATCCCAGGGCCCGGAGGGTCCATGCCGGGGGAGGGGTTTACGCCGCCTTTGGCTATTCCTGTGGCCAGCGCTGCCGCGCTCACTAATAAGCTACTGCAGTTCAGCAATGGCGCGGTTTACGACGAGAACCATGTCGCCCATGCGGTCCATGACTACAAGCTCGATGCTCTCGAGGAGCTTGTCGAGGACTTGGACGGCAAGCCTCTGTTGCTGGCCTATGCCTTCCAGAGCGACAAGGAACGGATATTGAAACGCCTTGCCAAGTACAAGCCCCGCGTGTTTACCGGAGACGCCGAATATCGAGACTGGAATGCCGGCAAGATTAGTATTCTCCTTACACACCCCGCTTCTACCGGGCACGGCTTAAACTTACAGCACGGCGGTAGTATCGCGTGCTGGTTTGGCGTACTGAATGACCTCGAGCTTTATGAGCAATTTAACAAACGCCTTCACCGTCCCGGCCAGCAAAACCCCGTAATCCTGCACCATATTATATGCCCGGGTACAATGGACGATACGGTGGTGCGGGCGTTACGTAAAAAATGTAGCACGCAAAGCGCTGTAATGGAGGCACTTAAGTTAAAACTGCAAAATTATTTTGCAAAATAATCCTTAAAAATTTCTTTATATCAAAGCTAATTCTTATATTTGTATTATGGAAAAGATATATGTTATACCGGAAGACCTTTTCAAGGTACTTAAGGCTGTTTACGATGAGCTCGACCTTGGCGAATCGCTTAACAAGCCGAATATCACGCGCGAACTGCGCCGAGTTATCGCGAGTGCTCTGCTGTACCCCAAATCGAGTCTCGGACGGGTTATTAAGACTGACGAATCCGGAGCGGCCGCTACTGGGGGAGGGGTTTATCCCAGGCCTGCTCCGGGGGAGGGGTCTATCCCGGGCCACAATATTCTCCTCCATGCCGACCAGATAGTTAACCACCGGGCTGAGGAGAAACTGCGGCAGTACGGACCCTTTGGCAAGGCTATGCAGACTATCGCTACCTGCTTTAACGCCTTGACCGGTCACGAGCTCAAACCGAAACATATCAACCTTATTTATATGCTGGCCAAATTGCAGCGAGAGGCACACTGTCACAAAGAGGATAACCTTCTTGACTTAGTAGCCTACGCCGCCCAACTCAACAACCAAGAGGAAGGTGTAGAGCAGAAAGACGAATAAGATTTTGCAAAGCCATAAAAATATTTTATGCAAAAAGTTGTCAAAATATTTTTTAGTTTGAAAAACACGCAGTATATTTGCAGTACAAACAAAGAGCAATAGCTCACTAACAAACACCTTTTATTAATTAAAAACAAAAACACCATGAACGCAAAGTTTAAAAAGATGCAGACCTTGACGCTGCAGAAGTTGCTGCCCCTCGCAACCACGACCAAAGCCGATAAGGCCGCTATTCAGGAAATCCTCGACGCCCGCGCATCTGGCGCTGCCGTTGCTCCGGCTCCGGAGCCTTGGACTCCCGAGAGCGCTGCCGCTAAAACTCGGGCAGCTAAAGAGCCCAAGGCTCCGAAGGAGAAGAAAGCCAAAGCCGAGAAGAAAGCCGAGGCTCCGAAGGAGAAGACCGCTAAAGAGCTGGCCCTCGAGGAGAGCAAGTCCAAGTACAACGCCGCTAAGGCTCAGGCCAAAGAGCTTCGTCAGGAGATGAAATCCCGCATCGACGCGATGCGTGAAGAGCTCGTAAGCGCTGACAATACACTGCACGGCAAGACACTTTCGTACAAGCTTCGTGGCGGTGAGACCCTGACGGGCAAGTGTGTCGGTATCATTCTCGACAAGCGCGGTCCCCTCTATATCCTCCGCATGAACATGGGTGACGGCACGATGAAGTACCCGAGCCTCAACAGCCTCATCGTCACGCCGGAAATCAAGCCGACCGTGGACCTGTACCTCTCGCACCTCGAGATGCTTGCCGCTGAGGCGAAGCTCCAGACCATCGACGAGGAAATCGCCAAGCTGCAGGCCCTCAAGCCCGAGCTGGAAGCTGTGGTTGCAGGCTGGCAGGAATCTGAGACCAGCAAGGCATTCGCCGTCGCTTCGAATAAGCGCGCCGAGATCAAGCGTCAGGAGCAGGAAATCCGCGATGAGTACGCCGCCAAAATCGAAGGTCTGGACTACGGCGACTACAAGCCCGCCGCCAAGCCCGCTGCTGCAAAGAAGGTAGTAGCCAAGACCGTCGAGGCCAAGGCCGAAGCTGCTGAAGGCGAAATTGTGTACGAAGCGCCTGCCGAAGAGGCTGAAGGCGAGGCTAATGACCCCTTGATGTAATGATGGAGCAACTCCAGTTCGCGCGGACCCGAGACGTCAAGTCTCCGGTCCGCGGGACCGGATTGTCAGCGGGTATCGACTTCTTTGTGCCCACCGATTTTCCGGTTACGAAACTCTGGCCGCATGACGATGTACTGATTCCGTTAGGCCTCAAGCTGGTTATCCCCCGAGGGCACGCGCTCGTCTTCATGAACAAGAGCGGCGTAGCCGCGAAGAAGCACCTGCAAGTGGGCGCTTGTGTTATTGACGAAGATTACCAAGGTGAGCCCCATGCTCACCTTACCAATATCGGGTCGGCCCCGATTGACATTTACCCCGGTGAGAAAATCGTGCAGGGCCTCGTGCTTAGGGTCAACTACTGTGAGCCTTATGAAGTGATGAGCCCGGACGAACTCCGATGGGTAAGCGCCGAACGCGGCGAAGGTGGCTTCGGTTCGACCAACGACAAACAGTAACTAAAAACTCCATCATTACATGAAAAATAAAGAAAAGCAGTTAACTTTGGATTCTGCTGGCTTCGATTTCTCGGTGCTGAATGCACGTCCGGAGGGTATGAGTCAAGCAGAATACCGCGACAAACGGTATCACGAGAGCCGTAGGTTGAAGAAATACCTTCGATGGGGTACTATCCGCCACGTCGCCGCTCGTATGACGTTGACGCCTGGCGGTCAGCCTGATAGCGTCATTCGCTACCCGGCTGACCGCCGCGCGTTAGGTTACGTTATGCGATAACCGCAAAACCATTTTACGCAAAAAGTTAGTCAAAAATATCCGTAAGAGATGGGTAAGTTTATTGAAAACAAGCTTAAAGCCCTCTTGGAGGGCTTTAATGAATATGCCCAAGAGAAGCACGGTAAAGACGGTGCGGTAGGCATGGTTGTCCTCGTCGCCGAGCAAATCGGCTCAGCTGAGGACCAAATCGAGTGGGCTGGTCGCATGATCAACATGGGTTCAACCAACATGCGAGTTGCCGCGATGTCGCAGATTTTCCTGCAGGCCGAGCGTCAGAAGGCCGAAGACGGAGCGCCTGCTCCTGCCAACGAGGACACGCCGCTTAACGTTCTCCGCGCTGCCGCGGAATTCGCGGCAGCAATGGCCAAAGCCGGGCAGGCTGAAGGCATAGACGAGCCTACGACGTGCGAGCATGACGTGGTACTTCCTGCCGACGGCTGTGGCGGCAAGTGTCTTGCTTGTGCAGACCTCAAAACCCTTAAAAAGCTGAGCTAATGATACCTTACACCGATGGCTTTTTTGAAAGCCAGTATGCCGAAGCGCTGGCCAAGTGCCTGCATGACGGCGTACCTTCAGAAGACCGGACAGGAGTAGGCACGCGACGACTTCAGCACGTGACTTTCGAGTGGTCAGGTATTGCTGCACTTCGAGGCAAGAAGCTGAACCTGTCGAACGCGGTTAGCGAACTGCTGTGGATGATGCTCGGCAAGACCGACCTCGAGAGCCTGAAGTCTCGTGGTGTCAACTACTGGGACAGCTGGGTTAAGCCCGACGGAACTTTCGGGCCTATCTACGGGGCTCAGATGCGAGACTTCGGAACACGAGCCGAGGGCTATGCTGACAATGGAGGTTTTACCGAATCAAGGTACGACCAGCTTCGCGAGTGTTGTCGCCAGATTATCGAAGACCCGTGGAGCCGTCGCATCATTATGTCGCTTTGGAATCCGAATGACCTGGAAGAAATGGCCTTGCCTCCGTGTCACTGTTTCTACCAGTTCACCGTAGTCCCTGCAGACGACGTGCGAGAGCTCAACCTTCACGTCACCCAGCGGTCGGCCGATGCCTTTATCGGCGTGCCGTACGATTTCCTGCTGTTTTCCTTCATGCTCCAGCTGGTCGCTCTGTTCTGCGACCGTGATGACGCGCCTCTTCGTGCCGGTAAGGTTTACTACACGTGCAACGATTTCCATGTGTACGACAACCACGCCGGTGCGATTATGCAGTACCTGAAGCAGGTTACGAATCGGCGGGAAATGGCCAAGGCCTACGGGGCTACCGGCTTGACTGTAGACTCGTGGCAGGGCTTCACTCAGACTGAGTGCGACCTCAGCAGCATGTTTCGGTGCTGCTGGGCAGACATGCGAAACCATGGAACTACCGACGGCGAAGACTGGCGTAATATTGACGACTTCCTCGAACTGGCTTGGAACGTACCCGAAGTTTTTGACTTTTCAGGCTACAGCTCGCAGCCTTTCATCAAAGCCCTCGTGGCTGTATAACAGAACTATCCCCCAGACTCACAGAAAGGCACCAAATTCGAGTCCGGATATGTGAGCCGGGGGTTTTTATAGGCAAACCACTAAAAGCTTCCAGAAATGACGATTTTGCAATATAAAGAACAACACTACATAGTGCTGACATGGGAAGTAACCGAGGAATCTACTTGTGCACTGTGCGCAAACTGCAAGACGGGCGCTATTTCCAGCTTCGGCTGGGAGAAGCTCAACCAAGCGAAGATTATCGAACATGACGGCTATAAGGTAGGTATACCCTTACCTTTCGTCAAATCCCCCGGGGCTGTATAACAGAACTATCCCCCAGACTCACAGAAAGGCACCAAATTCGCGTCCGGATACGCGAGCTGGGGGTTTTTAAATTCTACACCAAAGAGCAGGACGGGTTCCGAAAAGATTGGGGCGGGAATACTGTTTTTTTTTTGCAATCCGTCATACGGTCGGGATATATCGACCTGATCGCCACCATGCACAAGACGTGGGCGTTACACTAAATACAATATTTAGCCATGAAAAGCGAAAAAGCAAAGAAATATCTGTTTGAAAACGGATTGGGATACCCGTATACCGGGTATGTTACAGAGCAGGCAGCAGAAAGGGCCGTCGAACTTGCCGGGGCAAAAGCCCAGTATGAGGAGCTGGCGCGCTGGCACGACCCGAAAGAGGAATTGCCGGAATATATTAAGGTTGTAGAGGTGAAATACAAGGCTTTTAATAAAATCATGATGGCAATAGCATTTCGATTGGGTGATTTATGGAGTGGCGAAAATAAGTGGTGTATTGACGGGACAAGTGTCCGCATTGACCACGAAAACATCCTCGGCTGGCGGGAGATTCACGAATAGGCGGTAGGGATGGGCGCCGAAAATTGCGACATCATGGTAAACGGAATGGCAATCGACTATTACCCTCCTACAATAGACCATACAATACAAACCATTGAGATAAAACAACCAATGATAAGATGAAAACCAAACTACTGCGCCGACTTCGGAGGGAGGCAAGGAAATGGCTCCGGCATGACCGGGGAATTCGGTTGGAGCTGATTAAATCGCCGATAATTAAGCGAGAGCTAAACCGAAGCATGAATTGTTACATCTTGTATCGCGTTGCGGAGCTAAAACAGAAGAAGAAATGAAGACTGAAATTATAGCGTGGGTGTTGCTTTCAATTCTCGGAATCGTCACTGTTTGGCTTGGGTATCGCGCCGTGGAGATGCACGAACGGGTCAGAAAATCAATCGAAGAACTCAAAAAAGAAATAGAATCCCGTGAAAACAGGTGTCGAAATCATCGCTAAAGCGAGGAAAGGAATTAGGAGAGGCCGAGATATGAAGGTTGAACAAATTATCGGCAATGTGCGTCATGCTGAGGTATGTAGTATTATAGGAAACCCACACGCCGGCTTGGAGGCTCTTGCTGAGGCCGGTGCTCTTATCGATATGTGCAGCGGCACTAAAACAGGGCAACTCGTTATGATTAACGACCCCAGCCGCATTGTCGGCCTTAAAGTTACTTTAAGGCCGACAGCTATAAGGTAAGGACGTACCCTTACCTTTCGACAAGCGCTAAGGTAAAGGCGCTTCTGTATTAAATGACGAGTTTGGCTAACGATGCGAATCGGTGGCCAAATTTTTTTACACATATACATAGTATATGTGTAATTTTCAGACCGGGAGGGCCCTGTTTTTTGCTTATATATACTATGTATATATAAGCAAGTTTTTTCTGCAGAATTTTTCTATAGGCTATCAAATAATATTTAAGAATTATTTTGCAGAGACCTTTTAGAACGTTTTGTTGTTTTTGACTACAGGTCGTAGCTTAGTAAAAGTTAATAAGCTGAAACTCAGGTTGTTACATGTAAATTCTGTAGAGAAATTCTATAAAATAATTTTACTGAGTATCAGACCGCTGATACCAAAAATGTTCTAAACGTCCTGCTATAACAACTTGACAGGTTTTTCGAGAAGTCCTATAAATAAAATTTATACGAGTTGATTACCAAGGCTTTATATGCCGGGTCTGCAGAATTTCCCTATAAAATTACCCTGCGGTAAACCTGACAATTTAACATAATGTTAAAATTTTGGTACAAGTTGCAAATCCTCGCTTACAATCTGTAGGCAAACGCTGATTATCAGGTAGTTAGATTTATTAAAAAATTTTGCCAACGTATACGCCGTTTTTTCCGAAAGGCTTCGTATACCGCTTCGTATACCAGTTCGTTTACCAAACCTTTGGTTGAGGTGACTGGCCTATATGACCTGAGCGTCAGGCGTTTAGGCAGAGGCTTCAAAGTGAAGGTAAACGAAGTAAACAAAGAATTACATTATTAACTTATATTGAATTAAATTATTAGATACACTATAAAATTATTTTATAGAATTATTTTATAGTGGACCTACAAATTTGCACATTTTAAGCTTATATAGAAAACTTTGTTTACTTCGTTTACCTCTGGGAGAAGGGTCTTGATAATCAAGCAGTTATAAGAATTTAGGGGTAAACGAAGTACGACTTTTCAAGCATTTCGGCCGAAGATGAAAAAAACGGCGTTTACCTGAGTAAACGCCGTGCTCTTAAAAATATAGGTAAGGTGCGGCAAGTGAGGACTGCTCGACCTCAATATAGGCCTCGTCGACTGAATAAAGGCCCGGCTTACCATCACCTAACCGGGTAATGAACGTTTCAGCCTCTTTTCTGGTTCGGCAAGGCTTCTGCCAAAGGACTTGGTCAATGCCGTAACCCGGTTTGTAAAGCTTCGTAATCGTAATAACTGCCCAATAAGTTTTCATAGCTGTGTGTATTAGTGTTTGTTTGTACTACAAATATACTGCATGTTTTTCAAACTAAAAAATATTTTGACAACTTTTTGCATAAAATATTTTTATAGTTTTATAACTTTGATAAAGATTGTTGGCTTAGAAGTCACTCAGCTATCCAGCTATCCAGCTATCCAGCTATCCAGCTATCCAGCTATCCAGCTATCCAGCTATCTGGCTATCCAGCTATCCAGCTATCCAGCTATCCAGCTATCCAGCTATCCAGCTATCCAGCTATCCAGCTATCCAGCTATCCAGCTATCCAGCTATCTGGCTTTCCAGCTATCCAGCTATCCAGCTATCTGGCTTTCCAGCTATCTGGCTTTCCCGCGCAAAGGAAGATGTCGGAAACCCGCAAGCGCGTTGGTGTCGCAACCTGTCACAGTGTCGCAACCTGTCACAGTGTCGCAACCTGTCACAAACAAAAAGCCGGTCAGGGATTAAGCTTGACCGGCTTTTGCCTATTATCTTTATATTTTAGTAGCTGGCTATTCTTTGCCGGGTATTCGCTACGAAAGTCTTATTTGAGCCGCTAAGCTTTATTTCATAAAATATTTTGATACTTATTTTACACGCTATAAAAATAAATGTCGAAAATAATCGTCAAAATATTTTTTAGTTTGAAAAATACGTATTATATTTGCAGTACAAACAAACACTAATAGCTATGAAAACACAAACCTACAAAGTCACCACAAAGAATGAAGTTCTTACCATCGAGGAGTATGCCACCTTTATTTATATTAAAGAGCGTGATTGTCAGTACCCTACCGAGTGGCTTTCTGATGCGATTGACAGCGGTAAATTAGTACCAATTTTTAAATAGTATAAAGCTATGATAGTAACCGCCGAACAAATCAAGAGCACGCTGAGCCTGAGAGGCCAGCGCGCTAACCAGATTCTTCAGTTGATGACTGCGGAGGAAAAAGACCGGTTAGGCACGATGCCTCGTGCATGTGTACATGAATATAAGGAAGCGATGATTGCTAAGTATAACGCGGCCGTAGAGGCCATAGAACGCGAATGGTTATGAGACTCAAAAGACTTCACCCCAGCAGAAAGACCGCTAAGGCCTACGTAGCCACTTTACCAAATTATTTTGACGTAGAAGTGTTTAAGCTCAAGTCAGGTAAATATTGGGTAGGTTCATATCTTGAGTGGTTGAATCGATACTAACTACTTATAACACGTACGTATAGGGCGCAGGCAAATTGCCTGCGCCCTATCATTTCACAAAAGCCCAACCCTCATGCGCATATATATTTGTTGTATGAATGAACTTTTGACTGAAGACATATTGCAGATTGCCGAAGTGATGGCCGACCTATTCGAGGCGGACGATTACACTGTCGGCGAAGCTTGTGCTATCGTGGGCATCACGTTAGCGATGTACCGAGACTACTATGAGACTATAGACGAGTTTCGGGCAATCATCAACCGAGGCAAGAAGGCCCGGCAGGCGATTCTTATCAAAGCCGCCCGCAAGTCGCTGCTCAGGCTTATCGAGGGTTATCACTTCAAGACTACGACGGTTAAGACTGGCGGCAGGTTTGGCGATACGATTACCGAGTCCGAGGGCTATGTCTGTCCCAACCTCGGCGCTGTTCAGCTCGTGCTGACGAAGCTCGACCCCGATTTCAAAGAGCCCGATGAAGACGAAGTACCCAAAGAGGTGACATTTAACTTCACTGAAAATATAATGACCGATGGAACAGAACCCCAAAGAATCAAAGACCCTCAGCTTGAACCGGGAACAAGCAATGAGCGGGCGCTCCCCCAAACAGGCGGAGAAGATTAACGACCAGTACCCCGGAATTACGGTCTACGTCGATGGCTTGGAGCTCAATGTGCCGAAGCTCTACAACGCTGCTCTGCGAGCCCTGCTCAAAGGCGTAGCCGAGGTACGAGTAATATTCAGGGACGGCAAACGAACGCACTTCTCCACGATTCCACTGATGAGTCTGCACGACCAGCTCACGCAGACCTTCACCGAGTTCTTGGAGGCATTCAATGCCGATCTGAAAGACAAGCTAACCGAAGATGCAAAGCAACGTCAAGGCCGCAGCTAAGAGGTGCTTCGAGAGAGGCATGGATGTGGCGAATACCGTGGCGTTTATCATGGTAAACCACTGCGCGGCAGAGCTACCGCGGCCATATCTCACGGCGCGGAAGAGGCTAACCGCAGAGGTAACAATATTCTTTGAAGAACTGAGGAATGAAGTACGACCTTAATATACGTTTCAGCAGTCCCGAGCAGGCTGCAGTATTCAGGCAAGCGATGAGCGGCGACGTCCGCACGCTGCTTGTTCGCGGCGGCTCTGGTTCAGGCAAGACCTACGTGCTTATGCTCGCGACACTGAAGAGAGCAATGAAGTACCCAGGTACTGAGCACTACCTGCTGAAGACCGACCTTAAGGTACTCAAAGCCGGTTTCGATAAGAACGTTATCGGCTTTCTCAAGAAGAGTAAGATACCGGCAAGCCGCACGAAGAAGGCTAACACGACCTACTTCTACGATGAAGCCAGAAGCGAGCTCTACCTGGCTAACGGCTCGGTGATATACCTCCGACCTATACGCTCGCCTTATCCCAGCAATGCGAAGGGCGATGCGGCTATTCTGGGACTCAACGCTGAGACCATTATGCTGGATGAGTCCACTACCATTGCCTACGCGTGGTATCAGTTCCTTGAAACACGAGCGAGGTCAGCACACGGCTGTCCGCCGCTTATCGCGATGAGCGAGAACCCGGACGCACGAAGCTGGACATCTCAGTACTTCGACCAAGAGATAGACCCGGCCACAATGTCAGCCCTTACGCCGATTCAGAAAGCCGAATCTAAGGTAATGCGTATTGAGGCCTGGAACAACGTTCTGCAGGACAAGAAGTACCTTGAAATGCTGAAGAACTCAGGCAACGCGCTTCGGTTCTACTACGGTCAGATTGACCAGAGCCCGGACTATGGGCAGATTTATCAGTACGATGTGGAGACATTCCCCTTCCGTATGTACAATATTTATGCCCTCGACCCCGGCTATCAGGCACAGGCTGCGATTGTCCAGCTTGGATTTGGCGGTGACTTGACCGTGAATATTCGAGAGCTCTGTTACGCTCAGGGCTATGGGCATGACGACTACATGAGGGAAGTCCAGAAGATAATCGATCAGCACGCGGCTTACTACGAACGTATTCGGGCAAGCCTCAAACCCGGTCAGGAGCTTTGGCTCGCCCCCATTCAGCGAGTCCCGCATATTATCGTAGACTGCGCCAGAACGGACCTAATTGCCGATATTGACCGGTATTTTAACTATCGGATAGTCGGTAATCAGCGATTCCCGGATGTCAAGGTAGTACTTATCCCGAGTCGTAAAGGTGAAGCTAAGTACTACAGTATCGAGCGAGTCAAGAAGCTTCGCCAGAAGGTAGACCTGAACAGCAAGAACTACCTGAAGGAGATAGGACAATATCGCTATGACGTGAGCAAGACCGACGACGAGAAAGTGCCCGACGGTAACGATAACTTGCTGGACGCAGCTCTGTACGGCATGCGGTATATTCTCGAAGACACCTTTGCGAACCAGCGTTCGGCAATGACCTTCGACTTGCTGCGGCAACAGATATTCGACCAGATTAAACACATAACCCCATGACCAAAGACCAAATTAGTACCGCCCTCGGCATCGAGCTGCTGAAGGGCTATGCAGACGAAAAGGTGGACATGCTCAAAGTTCTCTGTAAGTTGAAAGGCGCAGAGAAACCCGAGCAGCTGACCCGCGCAGAGATAGCCGAGCTCACAGCGCTGCAAACCGCGTTTGTACAGAGCACCGTCAACCCGAAGAGCGTCGAAGAGGTTAACCTCTCCTTTCGTATCAAGGTGGCAGAAGGCACGTATCAGGTTGAGCTAGGTAAGTTCCTCGAACTCGACATTACGCTGCGAGCTTTGGACCTCATAGAGGATTTCAACCCGCAGGACTTTGACCGCATCCCGGTGACTATCGGGTGTATCTACTCAAGCATCGTGAAGAACATGCTCAGGCTGTCCTCGAGCGAGGCCCACGTGGCTGCAGCGATTGCCGACGCGGTTCGTGAGCAAGTGCCGTTCGAAGACAGTTACGCCTTGTACGATTTTTTCGTAATGTGGAAAGCGATTTATTTACCGAGCTTACCGCTTTCCAAAAAGGCATTGATTCGCAACTACCGATTACGGCGAAGAATACAAAGGCCTACGCGACTGCTTTTGAGCAAGTCATTGGCAGCTTCGCCCCAGAGCTCAAAGAGAACTACCAGCGCTTTCAGAAGCTTGCGTTTTATCGCAAGTATGTTGAAGGCCCAGATGATTCGCTGGTTCTGGCTTACAATCGCATCCTTGCGAAGATGATGCAGGAGAAAGCCGCCGACTATGCGAACTTCCAAATAAACAACAAAGATGGTAAATAATGCCGATACCTTGTGCAGCCAAGCCGCTCTGGAGTCCGTGCCGATATTCAGGTACGAATACATAACAACTGGCTACACGAATACGGGTCAGAGCTTGCTCGGCATTAACGCAGAAGGCAATAAAATTGTAGCGCCGGTCTCCGTATACACGCTCGTATTTGGGCGCGGTCCCTCGGTCAAGTTCCCGCCTTGGGGGTACGAGCATGGTACAGAGACCCCTACAAGCTTAATGGAGTGGTGCATGACGAAGCTCGGGGCTTCAGCGCAAGAGGCCCGTGGACTGAGCTTCGTTATTGCACGCTCTATCAAAGAACATGGCAACCAAGTCTACAGAGGTCTTAAGCCGCCTGTCCCGACCGAAGGCACGGTACAAAAGGCCGATGAAGCTGCTTTCAACGCGGTGAATGACACGGTAGCACAAATAATTAAGAAGTATGGACTACACTAATATCATGGCTCTTTTATGCCCCTCGACCCGGCCGGTCGAGGTTGGCTATTTATGGGCAAAGTTTGCGGTGCTTGACCGAGAGTGTAGTCCAATTATACCGGGCTGTAAGTTCGTTTACTATTGCGCTAACCAGTTCATCGCAGTCGAGCTGCTAACGAACCAGATTAAGCCCACGCTTGTACGAGACCAGAGCTACTTTGTTATCTACCCAATCACCGATACTGTCGATATTGACGGAAACAAATCCGTAGACAATACGACCTTGGCGGTCGTGCACTTCGGTCTGTATGAAAACCATCTTTCGCAGGCTGTTGCTCGTACGAGAACTACTCAGCTACTTGAGTATTTCCGCATGACTCAGCAGCGCTATATTTCCAGTATTCGCGTCAACAATACAACGTTTAACGAATGGGCCGACGACAATAGTGTGCTCCAGCAATACACCTCTGTGGTGACTGTTCGGGCCGTCGAGCCGTTCGGCTTAGCTCCTAATTGCCCATGAGTCCACGAGCCATAACAACAGCTTTAGAGGTCGTTTCGTCACCGGTCTACACCGACCCGGCTACGGGGTTTAAGTACAACGTAGTCGGGGCTTTGTCTACTGTCAGCTTTCGTTTCAAGTCGCTGCAGGCTAAGCTCGTCAAAGTGACGAGCTGGGACCAGTTCGCGCTGGTCGAGGTAAGCGCCGACATTAAGGAATACCTCGAGCAAGTGGCTGCGGCCATGGGCACGCCTTACGCGCAGGTTTATATCGAAGACACGGATCCGAACGGGTTTAACTATAGCAAGAGCTACAACGTTCACTTACATGAGAATACAGCCGAAGGGCATTCTCAGCTGGAGCTCCATGACATAGCTAACGACAACACTAAGACCTTTTACGGAGTTAAGAACTGGGCAAATAACTATAATTCGCAGTGCGTTTACCAGTATCGCAATAACTTGACCTTTGAGGTCTATGATACCACTCCGGCAAATGGTATCGTGCGCGACGTTCTGCTGTACACCAGCCGCACACAGCTGGCCGCGAATGGCTATGTAAGCTACAACATTTCGGAGCTCGCCAAGGGCTACGTAGGTGAGACGGGCGGCATAGGTTTGTCAGTCAAAGTAATAAGCCGTGACTTCTTTGGCAATACTGCCGAAGTAATGACTGAGCAGTGCATTTTAGTACGGGCCAGAGTTCCACAGATAAACTACGGTTCGTATATCATGTACAACCCGGAGAACAAAGGCCAAGCGCTTCCTACAACCGGGTACAAGCTTTTTTACGGAGCCGAACGTGTTTGGCCTTTCTATGTCAACTTCATCACTAACGACCTTATGGGTAAAGAAGGCATAAGGGTAAGGTTTACCGTTAGCTTTTACAAAGCCGGCAGTCAGGTAGGCCACGCTATTGTATCTATACCCACCGTCGTAGGCCTGAATGTTATTGACCTTACAGACTCGAGTCTTGTAGCAAGCGGTGTTACGATTCATGACTTAATTCTGCAGTGCCAGCCTGATACGCTCCGAGTAACTCCGAGCTACGTTATACAGAATGACGGAGAATTTGAGTCTGCGCAGTTTACTGACCAGTATTTTATTGCTGGCCAGGTCGGGGGCAGAGTAGGCACAACGGTTCAGGTTCCGTGCGTAAAGTACGAGCTTGATAACCGCAGAGATTTCTATTTCGTATTCCAGAATGGCATTGGTGGCTTGTCGTCATACCTTTGTACTGAGTACACACGACAAGTAGACCCCGAGATTGTGGCGCTGCGTAATGCCGATACTATAGGTAACTCTATAGCTCGTGAAACCGAGACCGTAGAACTCGTATTCAAGTATATTGACTTGATAGGTCTTAAGTTTTTGTTCGGCTACGACATACATACACTCACCAAAGTAGACGGTGTGTACGAGTCTATCACGGTTACACGCGTAGGAGCTAAGGGCGATAAAGTAACATGGATTGTTTCCGAAGGTCAGTACGGCCTCCCGAACTCTACCAAGTACAAAGATATTTCATTTTCAGTTTACCGACCCATCGGTATGACCCAAGCACAGGGTTAGTATGTTATCGAAACTTGAGTTAATAATAAACGGACAATATCAGTTATACCTTCCAGCCGAAGGTATAACTATTTCGTTATTATCTAACGAGTTCAATCTGCTTACCAACAACATAGCGGAGAATCGGCCGCTGTCCATCACCGAGACATTCGAAATACCTCTCACGGAGAATAGGCATGTGTTCGAACAGCTGCGGGGTGAAGATAAGTACGCAGAACTCAAGTATAACGACATTACGCTTATTGCCGGGCCAGTCTTCGAGTACTCTGCCGACGAGCAAAAGAAGGTCATTCTGCTTACCATCACGTCCGGGTTTAAGGCCATGGTCGACGCGATGGGCGATAATGTTTTCTACCTTGATACGATTGACCTCTCACGGTATAACTATATTGTCGGTACGTTTGGCGCGCCGAGCGACGTAACTACACCTTTGCGATGGGGCAAGTACAATCCTATGGACACGACGACCGGTGCAATCGAGTTGAACGACTCGAACGTGCGGGACTTCTGCAAGCCGTCGCTCAACCTGCTCGACTATTTTAAGGAGCTGTTTCAGCGTAATGGCTGGGACGCTCGATGGGATAAGTGGACTGACCTACAGCAAAAGGTATGTTTAATGCCTACAGTTCCGTATACTGTCAGCAGCTTTGGTTTCAAGTGGACCAAGAATGGCAAGTACTCGATAACGCTTCAACCCAATGAGGACAGGCTGCTGACACTCGATACGTCTACGTTGAATTACAACCTTAAAGGCGGATGTGACATACAAGCCCAAAATCGCGTCCAGCCTCGTTACCCTGCCAGAAATATGGCCTTTAGGCTTAAAGCTCAATACACGAGCCCGGATGCTTTCGAATTGACGCTTTTCGAGGGTACTAATGAAATAGCTTTCGTCCAAGCCCTTGGTGATACAAAGATAAATTATATCACCGACTGGATTAATACTAAAGAAGGTATTGACCCGCTCACGCTTCAGATAAGCAACCCGCACAACTACGAAATTACGATTGAGTTTGACATTTTCGAGTTGTATAATCTGGTCACGGTCTACGAAACAAACGAAGACACTTACCTTGACCCGGTAGGTTTGATGTTCCCAGTAGCCGAGAACTTCCCACAGCTTACACCGCTTGAGATTTACCGAGAGTTCTTAACGCTGTTCCAGATGGCGCAGACGTCGGAAGACTCGTTAAAAGAGGTCGATTATTACTTCATCAACGATATTCCTAATAAGAGCTTCGAGAGGGTAGATGTTAACCCCTATCTTCTCTGGGACGGTTATACGATACTTAGTGACAAAATTAACGGCTTGGCTAAGCTTAATGCTATCCGTTACCACGACGACCTGAAGAAGCAGCGTTATTTCAAGGTGGACATTGCTCCGCTTCCGGCAAGCGGTACCTACTTTGAAAGTTTATTCGCGGCCTCACCTATTAATAAATTGTGGGCATGCGCATGCGTACCCGCGCTGCAGTACAAAGTTAAGTCGATAACTCCGGTAGGCGCTACTGAGGCGATTCCTTTCGAATACCTCGAATGGCACGATGTCAACCCGCAGCTTGCCTACTATGACGAGGCAACGCAGTCCATGCAGTTCGAAGAGATGAAGATGCCTAACATAGTCGCGAAGTATTGGGCTAACTGGTTAACCTTCTTATCGAGTTTTGATGGGTATACACCAACAGTCTATGAGCTGAGCCTACGGCTGTATTATTACCAATGGAAGCAACTGTTTGGCCAGCGAAACCTTTTCTACTATCTTTCGAACGCCCTTCTTATTGAAGGCAAGTACGATATCATAGGCCAACAGTTTACAGGAACATTTTTAAGCTTGCGTTAATATGGATTCGCAGAACAAAATACTAACAATATTTGAGTACACCTCGCAGAACTACGAGACGGTACTCGCTGAGATGGATGCGGCTCTGAAGAAGAGCGCACAGCTTCGTGAAGAGAATGCGGAGCTGAGTAAGCTCCAGGCGGCCCAGTCGGCCCAGTTAGCCGAGCTTAATGAGAAGTGGCGTAAGTTTAATGAGACCTTAGACTCCAATGCTACTAAGGAAGCACGTGAAGAGTTCGAGAAGACTAAGGTACTGCTCGAAGAGGTTACAGCAGCTCAAGCTAAAGTTACGGCTAAACATACCGAGAATACTAAGGTTGTCGAGAAAGAGAACAAGGCCAACAAGACCCGGCAGAAAATACTCACTGATTATATACAAGTGATGGGTGAGCTGCAGAAGGGAATCGATAGGGTAACAAGTTCCGAGCAAGCTCTTGGTAATGCACGTAAATATCTGGAGCAGCAGCTCAAAGAGTCCAAGCAGGACACGGAACACTATGCCGAAGTAGCCAAGCAGCTCGGTATGGTGTCAGAAGCTTACGACCAAGTAATCGCTAAGCGCAAAGTAGCTGTAGCTCAGGGTAAGGTAGAAGCTAATACAATCGAGGCTATGCGCGAGCGTGTAGCCGCGCTCAATAAGGCATGGAAGCAAATGGACCGGGACAAACCCGAGTTCAAGACGCTTACCAAAGAACTTCGCGAGGCTACAGACGAGCTTAAAGCTGCTGAGGCTGAAGTAGGTATTTTCAGTCGCAATGTGGGTAACTATAAGTCAGGCTTTGACGGACTTAGTTTCTCACTGGCTCAGATAACCCGAGAGGCTCCGGCATTCGCGAATAGCCTGCAGACCGGCTTTATGGCTGTTTCTAACAATATTCCTATTTTTGTAGATGAGTTAGTACGAGCTCAGAAAGCAAACAAGATGCTTAATGCTGAAGGTATTAAAACACCTTCTGTAGCTAAGCAAGTAGTCAAAGCCCTTTTCAGTTGGCAGACTGCGCTCTCGGCGAGTGTGGTCATACTTACCGTATTTGGTAAGGCCATGGTAGAATGGGTTATACAGCTTGCCAAAGGGCGTAAAGGCCTTGACGAATACACCTTCGCGCAGAAGCAAATGGATGCGGCGCTGCTTGCCGGTCGTAACGGGTACGCAGCCGAGATAACTAACCTTGAGCTTTTGTATAGTGCTTCACAAGACGCTACAAGGTCATACCAAGAACGGCTTAATGCTGTAGAGGCTTTGCAAAGGCAGTACCCCGATTATTTTGGCAATCTTACTGCCGAGAAGATTCTTGCAGGTGAGACGTCAGATGTCTATGCCTCGCTTACCGCGAATATCATTGCCAAGGCCAATGCTCAAGCTGCGCAGAACAAGATAACTGAGAACCGAGAGAAGCTGAATACGCTTGAGAGCATCGAGGCTTACAAGCAGTTAATCGGAATCAAAAAGCAGTATGACGCGCTTCTTGCACGTGGCCGTCAGGCAGGTAATACGGATGAAGAATTTACAGATATTCTTCAGTCGTATGTTGAGGCCATGGATGCGGCTCAAAAGGAGGTTAAGAAGCGGCTTAAAGAACTTGATGAGGACCTGTACAAAGAGGCTAATAAGTGGAGTAAAGATTATTATTTCGAGTATGCCAATTTCTTGGAAACTTCGAGTAAGAACTTAGCCAAAACAGCTGCCGATAACCTTGTACAGATTAAAACGGACATGAAGACTGCTGCGAATACACAGCAGTCTTACACTACCGCGTACCTTTCGGCAGTCAGCAAGCGCCTCGAAGCTGAGCGTGAGCTCGCTAAGGCCGAGTATAATCAAGACCAAGAAGGCGTTAAGATAGCTAAAAAGGCTCTTGAAAACCGAGTAGCCGCTGAAAAAACAGCACGAAGCAAGATAGTCAAGATAACTCAAGCCCTTTTAGACGAGGTAGCGCTTGCAGAATACCGGTCTAAAGAGCAAACGACTACTTGGGTAGAACAGCAGGAAGAGAAAAAGCGCCGAGCGGCTGAGCAAACGGCAGCTAAAATCGTCAAAACTAACGCCGATATTTACAAAGCCGAGGCTAATTTGCTCAAGGCGCGCCTCGATAATGACGCCAAAGGTATTGCAACCTATGAGGCTTTAGTCGAAGCACACAAAAGAGCCCTTGCGGAGCTCCAGAAAGCCGGTGTACAGCTCACCGAAGAGCAAACCGAGGCCCTTGCCGGTGCTCAGCAAGGCTATTACGAGAAGATACGCGAAGGGTATCAGAAGACGCAGCTCGAAATTCAGCAATTGACCAAGGCTATTGCCGAAGCGGACACCGAAGAAGAGGCTGCAGCCCTCCAGAAGACTCTCGAAGCGGCCAATGCGAGGCTCGAAATCTACAAAGCTGAGGCCGAAGCTCGTGGAGTAATACTTTCTGACGCGAACCAGAAATATTTTAACGTCTTAGACAAGAATTTCGATTACTTTTCTAAGACGCTGCAGAGTTCTTTGAACCTGATGAACAAGTATTCGACCCAACAAAAGTCTGTTTGGTCGAAATTGTCGTCTGCTATTGCCCTTTTGTTCGCTAAAGCCTTCGATATTAAGAATTTGCAGAAGTGGACCAAAGAATCGAAAGCCACAGGCAAGAGTCTGAAGGAACTGCAAAAGAAATCTAAGGACCTCAAGGCTGAAATGATTGGCCTTGGCGGTGCCGTGGCTCAAGCAGGGCTTGCGGCAGCGGCTGAAGTACTCAATAACAGCTTTGAGGCCGAGAAGGACCAGATCAATGAGTTCTACGAGGAGCTCGAGGCTCGCGCGCAAGAGTCCTATGACACGCAATCGGCTATGCTCAAGCGCAAGCTTGAGAAAGACCAAATTTCGGAAGCTCGGTATACACTCGAGCAGATGAAACTCGACAAGAAGAAGAAAGATAGCGATGAAAAACTGGCTAAAGAGAAAGCTGAGAAGCTGTATGACGTAGAGGTTAAACAGTTTAAGGTAAACCAAGCCCAGCAGAGCGCGCAAGCGGCTATTGCCGGAGCCGTGGCTATCATGTCGGCGTATGCGGTTAACCCGTTTGTAGGTGTGGCAATGACACCCGTAATCGCAGCACTTACTGCTGTACAGATTGCGGCTATCCTTGCGCAGAAAGCACCTGAGCGGCCTAAGTTCGCTAAAGGAGGTATGGTTGACTTCGTGCCTGTCGATGGCCCGAGCCATGACAACGGCGGCGTACCGGTACGTATCGGAAATCGAGTAGTTGCAGAGGTAGAAGGCTCTGAAGGCGCGCTTATCATATCGAAGCGTGCAATGCGTAATAAGTATATGCGTGCGCTTTTGAGTCAGGTGGAGATGCTCAACCGTGGAATCTCTGGCGAGAACGGCGTGCCTAATAAGTTTGCCAAAGGCGGCGTGATGGATTGGGACGCTTTCTACGACCAAGCTAAAGCGTCTATCGACATTCAAGACAAGGGCCGTGTTTGGCATAACGGTAAGTATGCGCGCTGGGCAATAGTTACCGATAAAAACGGGTCTTATTGGTATAAGTACCCGCGCGCAAAATACCGCGACTGGCTGCTCGAGGAACTGGCAAGAAGCCAGGCCAATGAGATGTGGGACTTGTACCAAGCTGACTTTTCTAAAAACTTGGAGTCCAAGCTTGACGAAACAGAAGCCAAGTACGACAAGCAGTTTGCCAATAACGAGTACTTAGCTTCCATGGGTATTGGAAGTGTGGCAGACTACAACGCTGTAACTGCCGACAAGCAGCGAGACCTCGATTGGATTAACGAGGAGATAGCGGCACGCGAAGCTCTTGCCGACGCTAAGAAGGAAGACCTCAAGGCTTCGCTTGAGTATGATAAGAAAATGGCAGAGTTCGAGAAGCGCCGTGCTGAAGCTTCGAAAGAGCTTGCTGAAGCTAACCAAGCTTTCAGTGACAAGGTGCTTAAGGAGATGCTCGACGCCGGCCAAATCACTGCTGAGGAATACGAGTCCTATATGGACCAAATTACTCACGGCTATGGGGCTAAGGTCAAGGATATTATCAACCTCAAAAAGGAAGAGGTCGAGAAGGTCAAAGCGCTTATTGAGGAAGAGCGTAACACTGAAATTGATGCGCTTAACGAAACCTATGACTACCGCAAGGACGCGCTTGCACAGATTCGAGAAGACTGGGAGACGGAGTATGAAAGTATTACGCAGCAGATTATCGAAGATGTAGAAGGCGCTACGGAGGCGGTAGCTAAGCTTACAGGTACCGACTTAGAGCGGTACAACCAGATACTTGCTATACAGCAGAAAATCAAGAAGCTTAATGAGGACTACGCGGCTAACGAGACTCTCCTGAATGACGAGTATATTGAAAGCCGCGAAGAACGTCAGCGTCTGCTTGATGAACAGCTGCGTATTCAGAAGGAGCTTGAGCTTGCCGAAGAAGAGGCTGAAAAGGCTAAAGAGGCATTCGAGGCTGAGCGCGAGAAAAATATGGAGTCTGCTCGCAAACAGTACGAGAAAGAGAACCAAGAGGCCTTACTCGAGATGATTAAGGCCCTTGGTGCGCAGCTCCAAGAAGAAGACAAGTGGTCGCTCGATAAGATTCTTGAGAGCCAGCTCAACGACGAGCTCAAGAAGGTTAACGAGACCTATGACGAACAGATTGCTAAGCAGGATGCAATTATAGAGGGCTTGCAGGCCGAAGCAGACCAGATACAGCTCAATTACGACAAGAAGATTGCGTATATCAAGGAGGAAGAGCAGGCTCTCAAGGATAGCCTTGCAGCTCAAGAGGCGATTATTGATGCTTGGGTAGAGGACAGTCTTGCAGGTCTTCGTGCTGATGCTGCGGCCTTAAACAAGGTCTTGGCCGCTTTGAAAGTAGCCGCTTTCGAGTCTGGTCTTGCAGGCTACGAGAAGATGATGGACGACCTACAGAATGCGCTTGAAGACTACCAAGCAGCTGGAGGAGAGTACCGAGGCGAGAAGTTCGCGAATGGAGGCGCTATCGAGTTAGGTTCCGGCTTGTACTCGGTAAGCGGTCCTTCGCATGCTAACGGAGGCGTAGCGGTCAGCATTGGCAATACGAAGATTGCCGAGGTAGAGGGTATCGAGAAAATGCTTGCTATAAACAAGCGTGCCGCGAATGACCCCGAGATGATAGAAGCGCTTAACAGAGCATCGGCAGTCAATAGCAGATATACCGGTGTGCCGCTTGTAACTGGTACGCCTGAGCGTCAAGGCTTCTCGCTTGACTACGACCTGCTGGCAAAGCGTATTGGTGACCAAATAAATCGCCGGCCAATTGAGACCTATGTAACTAATACGTCAATTAGCCGTGCGATGCGTATCGCAGCTCAGCATAAGCGTTCGAGCTTTATGTGTTGATTGCTCTGTGAATTTTTCACAGAGCAATTGCTCTTTTGAATTAGTATTTTTGTAATAAAGAATAAAAGTCCATGGCATCATTAGTAGGAACTCCTCAAGCAAGTAACAGCGAAGGCTTAGCAGGCCTCAGCACTCCTATATCATACTCGAAAGAGACAGGTCTTGCCTTGCAGCTGGCTAATATGCTGGCTTCTGCTGGGCAGGTCGTACCATATATGCGTAAGCTTACGCCCGCGCAGTTCACTTCGGGCACCTATGGCGGAATCAAACCGGACGGCTATACTCCTGCAGCCTATAAGCTCTCGATGCTTGAGATGCCGGAAACAATCGCGGTCTATGATGATGTGCTGAAGGTGTGTCAGCCCGTGATGGTTTACCAAGTCGGTACGCCTGCACAGCTTATCACTTCGGACTTTCCTATTCGGCTTCAGACCGGTAATTTCACTATCGGAGGTAAAGCTGTGCCAGCAGTAAGCGAAGGTCAGTCGGTGCTCTTGCGTTTCTACAAAAACGCGAATATTAAGATTAACTGGGCCGGCAGTAATGTTGCAAACAATGGTCTTACGGACGAGGTAATTACTACGACGACCGAACTGGCCTTTGTCGTTACGTACCTGAATGGCACGTACAAAGTAGCGGAGTGGCTTTCACCTAACTTCATTACGACTCAGCTTAGCACGTTGAAGACGGCAAAGAAAAACAACTTTGCGTCTATTGTCAACGAGCTCTTCGACAAGATACCTGCGCCAGTAACACTGCCCAGCTATGACACTACCACGCTCAAGCTGGCCAACAATATTCTGAGTGTTATTTTGGCGCCACAGGCTAATGCCGCTACAATTCTTAACGATGCGCTGTACCCAGTTCAGAACTTCGCGCGTCTTGATGAAGAAGGTATTGGTATTACGGCTATCGGTGAAGCAAGAATTGTTATATGGGATTATACTACGGCCAACGCTCCGTTTATAGTTGACAATATTACAAATGGAGCAGGAATAGTTATACGCGCCAGTGATGCTGAGTACTATATACTTGCTACTACTCGTACTGAGGTCCAAGGTGATTTAGGTATGTGGGTTGGCATATCTCAGGTTGTTAAGGATGAGGTAAGCTGGCATCAACTTATAAAACCGTTTTCCAGTTTTGCTATTACTAATTTCAAGTCGGTTGGGAATATACTTGGTGCGCTTAAGCCGGGTGAAATTGCTTCAATTCATACTACTGGTTCTTCTGTCGCAAACGGTCCTATAAGTACCACGTTTACCGGTTTAGGCTTTATGCAACGCGGTATGACACCGAGCTATGTACAAGCGGTATTTTTTGTAACAAATACCGCTGCTGGCGCTAACCTGCAAAGCTATATAGGAATTTTATATTCCGCCGGGATGGCAATAAAGTGGATACCCGTAGGTGGGGCTAATGAAACAGTCATTATTCAGAACTTCGCGCAGAATATCGATAGCCCAGTAGGTAATTTTGAAATTACGCCATTAGTAGAAGTAAGCCTTAACGATAAACTACAGATTCAGGGCTGTTTTGGCTTCGGAAATGGCCAACCCACGACAAGTTTTAACGAGGTATTCAGGTTGACAGGTGAAGGCGCGGCTATTTTAATTACATCCGCAGTAAGCTGCAGTATGTCAGATAAAAGTATTATTATATTGGAATATAATGGTGGCGATTCTATTTTAGTGCGTTATGACTTGGAACCAAGCCAAGTAGAAGACTCGGCAACATTAGAAATATTCAAAATAACTAAGTATAGTGGATAAGGCGTACCAATACTTAAGCGCTGGAGCTTGTAGTTTTCTTAGCCTACTTGTGCCGGTTAAGTCCTTGATACTGATAGCCTTCGTCTTTATTGGTGTAGACTTTGTAACGGGGGTAGCGGCAAGTCGTGCCAGAGCCAAGAAGGCAGGCAGGCATTGGAGCTTTCAAAGTCTTAAGGCTTGGCATACAGTTACTAAGACTGTATTCACCGCTACGGGCATTTGTATGGTCTACCAACTCGATACGGTATTCGAGCCCTTGGCTTCGCTTCACTTAGTAAATATCTTTACCGGGTTTTTATGTGGAGTTGAACTCTGGAGCTACCTCGAGAACGCGGCTGAAATATCAGACCACCAAGCTTTTAAGTGGGTACGTAAGCACTTAGAAAAAGAACTCAAAGAAAAGACTACTCTCGGTGATACGTATACTAACTTAGAAAAGGATATTAATGAAAATACTGGTAAAGAGAACCTTCCTCGGTGATGAGTACACGATAGGGCACATGTATATTAATGGTGTCTATTTTTGTGATACCCTCGAAGACCCGGTAAGAGACACTAATAAAAACGGTGTCTTCGATAACGGTGAGAAGAAGATAGCCGGAGACACGGCTATTCCTTACGGCACTTATCCGATAACCGTAAATGTCTCGCCTAAGTTCAAGCGGGAATTGCCCAGACTGTCCGGAGTGGCTGAGTTCGAAGGCGTTCTTATTCACCGAGGCAATACCGCAAAAGATACGGCCGGCTGTATTCTCGTAGGTGAGAACAAAGTCAAAGGCAAGGTTATTAATTCGATGCCCTATGAAGAGCGGATTGTAAGGCACTGCAAGGCCGCTATTGAAATGGGCGAAGACATTACAATAACAATCGAATAATGACAAAGACAATTAAAATACAAGGTGTTATTGAGCCCGACATGCTCAAACAGCTTGCCGAACAAATCGAAGAGCAGAAAATCGAGTCTGGCGACAAGGTAAACGTGCTTTTTGACTCGATTGGTGGTGTTATTGACGTTGCTTTTGGTATGGCTGAAGTCTTCGATACTATGCAAAGTGAAGGTATCGAGCTTCGCGCTGTTGCAGAGGGTAAAGTCTACAGCTCTGCCATTATTCCGTTTTTGGCTATCGAAAACCGGGTAGGCCTGAAACACTGTTCTGTACTTGTGCATCCGGCGCGCTACGAAATGCTGACCGACGTAACCCTCGATTCTATCGAAGAAACCAAGGCTGAACTCGGTAACTATACGGAAATGATGGAGGAGTTTTACGAAGAACACGGAGTACCCAAGAACATTCGTAAACACCTGCGCAACGGTAGCGAGCTTACACTTAGAGGCCGTGACTTGATTAAAGCCGGTTTCATTACTGACTTTGTAACCGAGTCTGCACAGTTGTACAACAAATTCCGTGCGGCTGTAGACAAGTATTTTCCTGCAGTACCACAGTTTAATTATATTCTCAATTCAAACCAAATTTCAAGTATGACGAGCAAACAAGTCAAAGCTATGGTTGACAAAGCCATTAGCGAAGTCATTCCCGGTATTGTTGCCGGAGTGGCTAAGGCGGTCAATGAAGCATTGACCGCCCCGGAAGAGGAGCCTATGAACAAGGCTACCGAGCTGACCGAGGACGAGCTCGCTAAGCTGAAGGGTTACATGCACAAAACTCCGGTAGAAGTCGAGGGCAACGAAGAGGTCAAATACCTCGTACACGGCGCCAAAGACTTGGAAATCGACCATGATGTATGGCCGATTGCCGAGGGCGGTGACATTGTAAAGCTCGAGGCTGGCGACCACAAGTGCAAGGTGGACGGCGAGGACTTCGTGATTCACTCGACGGGTGACGAGTGGTTTATCCACAGCAAAGACGTTGCCAATCAGGACCCGACGCCCGCTGCAACTCCTGACTCGACCCCTACGCCGGCCCCGACCAACGAGGACCCGGAGGAGGGCAATGAGCCGAAAGACCCGAAGCCCGAGGAGGAGGACGAGCCGAAACCCGAGGACAAGCCGAAGGCCCAGAACAAAGGTTCGCAGGCACCGAAGCGCGAGACAGGCAAGGTGCCGGTCAACAAGTCCAACGTCGCCAAAGAGGCCTACGAGCTGTTCCAACAGTACGGTCCCGGCTGTGTAGGGGCGAAGTAACCCAGTAAGTAAAACTTAAAACAAGACAATTTTATGGCAATTACAGCTGCAACCATTTCAAAAGCGGTTTTCGACAAACCCGTACAGCCGCTTTTCAACACGATTTACATGAGCTCCATCAACGCGGGCATTCCTGTAATCGTGACCAACACAAACACGAACCTGAAGGTAACGGCTAAAGCTACTATCGGCTCGGCTCCTCAGGGCACGCCGATTACCGACAGTATGTTCACTGCGTCGACGTCCGGTTTCGAGGTGGACGGGTTCTCCATGAACAACGACACCTACTTTACGCTCCTCGACCTCGAGAGCAATATCTCCCAGCTGCCTAACGAGTTCCGCACCGACGCCGCCGGTCTGGACCCCGCTTCGCTCGTGGAGATTCTGCTCACCATCGGCAACCGCATGAGCGAGCAACTTCTGGCGAACTACTTCGCCAAGCTGCAGACCAACGTCGAGGCTATCGTGCCCGCCGACAACCTCACGCTGTCGATGGCAGGCAAAATCGAGTGGGACCCGACAAAGGCCATCACTGGTGACGTACAGAGCATCGCAACCATCCTCGACGACATTCTCGCAGGTTTGCCGCTGACCATGCAGGTCGGAGGCGCCGCGGGTTCCATCGTGACCGCGTGGGTTTCGTCGCAGAACTTCGAGACCATGAAGGTTGGCGTCATTCAGGCCTACCAGTACAACAAGAACGGCGGTATGACTACCAACTTCTTCCAGTACTGCAAAGAGGAGTCGACTATTGACGAGTCGCGCCGGAAAATCAACGACGAGTTCGTACGGTACAAGAACGTCCTCATCCTCCCGCTGAACGGCATGAAGGCCGATTCGCTTATCCTGACCTATCAGGAGGGCATCGAGAAGGGCCGTGTCTTCTACGATAAGGTGCCGGCGGCTCAGCTGAACAACTTCTACATGGTCATCAAAGGCGCGTTCATCCGCAACGACCAGCTCACGGTGCCCATCAATGAGAAGTCGCAGCAGATGTTCTTCAACCTGCCCTATCAGGTCGGAGAGCTGCTGACCATCAACAAGGTGGAGAACGCAGTCGCACAGTACAAGGTACTGGCCAAACTGTCGTCCGGCCTGCTGTTCCGCGAGGTCGACAAGGTATTCGGCGTGTTCCCTGACGCGACGACAAAGGGTTAAACCAAAAACACAACACGAAAATGGCAACAACTATTGTAAACAAGTGTCGTCCTACGGACGTAAAATCGAATACGTGGTGCCTCAAAACCATGTTCTCGCTCGGTGAAGGCGCCGACTTGGTTTTCCTGCCCGTAGCGGTATGGGGCCAGATTAAGAAGCGCTGGTTTGTCACGCAGACAGGCGAAGCGTCCGGCACTCCGATGATTCTGGCCGAAGAGGCCGGCTCCACGCAGATGGCGTATATCTACAACGAACCGGTAGTCATCTCACCCAAGACCATTTTGGAGGTTCTTTTCCCGGATGCTTCGACGGCAGGCGGCGAGAAATTCGGCATGTACTTCGCAGGCAACAACCTGATTTTCAACCCGACGCTCGGCAACTCCATCGAGTCGAACGGCGTGCCCTACCAGACCTCGGCCTTCTCGCTCCCGGTCGGTTCTGACCGCGAGTACGACGCCCTCGTGCAGTACCTGCAGGCCAATGCATGGGTTGGAATCAAGCTGTCCGCAGACGCGCAGACAATGCACGTCTACGGTGGTCCGCGCGGGTACTTCCCGAAGGCTGACGAAGTGGCAGAAATGCTCTTCTCAGGCAACAACGACGCCAAAGGCGAGACCGCTGCGGCGTTCGAGGTTGCAAAGGCCAACTACGCAATTGAGTACGTTACGCTCGGTGAGCAGACGGCCAACAAGAATGCGCTCAGTGACCTTATGGGCTACTTCAAGGACGGCGCATGCAAAGAGAACGGCTCCGAAGTATCGGAGTAGTTCTTCTGCAGAACAGTTCTTTTATAGGGCTATGCCGCTTGGCAGCGGCATAGCTCGCTAATACGAGATTGACAAGATGAAACTTTACGACAGACTTATAGCAGGTGTAGTGTGGCTTTCTAAGTTCACTATATTCTCGCCCATGAATTTGCAGGAGGACTCAGCTCTTAAGGACGACCTTATGCAGTGGGGCAACTATGCTATAGGGAATAACATGTACCCTAACCTGTTTAATATCTTCGTAAAGTATTCACCTACGGCTGACTTGGTTCTCAACCGTCTCGTAAAATACGCCTTTGGTAACATACCTAAGGAGATAAAGAACCAGCCGACCACGCTTGAAAGTTCGTTCACTAACACAGTTCAGGCGCTGGTCAAGAACGCAGGCCGCGACGCTTTTATGTACAAGGGCTCGTTCGCGCTTTGGATTGGCTACAACGCCGAGTCTAAAGTTAACGAGTTTGTTTGGGAACCGGTAGAGAATGTCCGGTATATGAAGCGTGACCCCGAGCTCTACCCGTACACGGATAACGATTATATGCTCGCTATTCTGGACAGTGAAGGCCAGAAAGTAGCCGCTGTTTATTATCCGTATGAGCCTGACCGCGTTGCAGAGCAGACTAAAAACTTTGAAGCCGGACGGGCAGTTGACCCGAGGCTCGGAATAGGTCAAGTGTTGTTCTACAACTCTATTGACGGTCAGCTGTACCCGGATTGCGTATTTAACTCCATGGTGCCTATCCTGCTGACTGACGCAGGTACTGACACAATGGTAATGAGTTACCTTGCAAACTCCGACCTGCTTAAGACCTACAAGAAGAAGGCAGGGGCTACCGGCGCAGACACGACGAATACCCTCGGTGGGTTATTTGATGGGGAACTGCTCCACAGTATCTGGGGTGTAGACCGGGCAGTCGAGCTTGGCAATACTGCCGGCTCGGCTCAGTTTGGCTCTGACTACCTCAATACCGGTGTCAAAACTGCGGGCTCTATCGAGTATGTAAATATTACGAACGATAACGAAGGTATCAATGACTACGTAAAGATTGCTGACTTTCCTAAGTTCGCAGACGAGCTTAGCAAGATAGACGAGCGCGTAGCTCGCAAGTGCTGCTTGGCGCTTGATGTACCCTACGAATATATCTTTAAGATGGAAAGTGGGATTATGAATCAAGGCAACCGGGCAATGCTTATTAGCGAGCTTAATAATACCTTAGAAGATATTCGCGAGACTTTCGAGAACGTTATCAACAAGGTACTTGAGAACTCTGTCTATACTTGGAAGCTGCAGATACGGCCTATCGGCGAAGGCAAAGAAGACGTAGCCGAAGCTAATAAGAACATTGTCGCACCTAAAAATGAACAGTAATGATTAAGTTCCCTCAAGGCAGTACTGGCTATTTCGTCATAGAACTGTTCGACGGAGACAAGCCGCTCGACATACCGGAAGGTGCAGAGCTTACCTATGCGGTTTCTACTTTGGCAGGTAAGCAGCTTATGTTCAGAGCGACAACCGCAGACGAGAGTATAGCGCATGTCGATACTGGCATATACGTTTGTTTCCTTTCGGCCGACGTGTCCAAAAAGCTCACGCAGCCCGATAACTACGCAGAGCTGGCGCTTTTTATGGCCGATAAGTCGATGGTTAACATAGGCTGTAATAATGTAGATATTCATGTAATTCCTAATACAATTAACCACGCGCTATGATTACTGCAGCAATTTCATTTAACGGAGCTTCAGGGTGTCAGAACGACCAACCCAGTGAACGTGCTGTAATCGCTTTGCAGCAGTGGCTTAAAGGTGACGACGGTGCCAAGATTATAATAGTGGCGAGTGAAGCCGAAGCTATCGAAAAATCGGCAGGCGATACAAAAAATTTCTATGTGTGGGAATAGTCATAAACCAGCAGAAATTAATCAATATAGTTTACGCGGGTTCGCTGGTCCACGGCGTAGTCTATAATAAGGTAGTAGTTTGGAGAACCGGAGTAAGTGAAATATCGTTCGACCCGGATTCGCTTCACTTCGATAACGAGGCCTACAAACAAATACAAAAATTCATTATCAGGGCAACACAGCCCTGGTATATTGAAGAAATTTTCTAACCACAAAAAAAAACGAATATGGCAGTTTTGAAAATCGGTAAGTTCGAGGTCGCTCAACAGAGCGGCACGGCCGGTACCATCGAAAACGGTATCAAGTACGCGATTGAGCACACCGGTCGCGCGGTATACCAGAAACAAGCTCGCGGTATTTGTGGAGTGGGAGATACTGCCGCCACGGCAATTCTTACCCTCACAATTGCCGCACGCGCGCCCTTTATGACGCTTCTTAGCAACAGCCAAGACGTTGCATGGGATACGGTTGGAGCAACCGTGCGCGTTACTACCAACGCGGAGAAATTCCGCGTAACCTCTTCCGGCAAAGCGATTACGCTGAAGTCGTCCAGCATCTACACCGTGAATGATAATGTGGGAACATTCACCAACGGCCTTGGCCTCGACTCGCAGCACACGTTTGATGTTACTGTACAGTTTGCTACTAACGTAACGGCGGATAACATAGTTATCCCGGTCCTCATCGAGTACTACGACGGCACGACATGGAAGTCGGCAGGTACGTTTACCGTCACGCAGTCAAGCGCTGACGCGGATTTTGTCATCACGGCAGACCCCGCAACGCTGTCTGAGTTTGCCAACACTGGCGGTACTCAGACTACCACAATCACTTCGAACAAAGTCTATACTATTGAGAAGCAGGGTAGTGATACGGCTTGGTTCTCGATTAACCGCGCCACGGGTACCGCAGGTACAGCAGACCTCAGAGTTACAGTTGTAGCCAACCCGGTTGCTGCAGCTGCCCGTACCGGTACTATCATCTTCAAGAACCCAGTTTCTGGTTCGGCGGTTCTTTCTATCACTGTATCGCAGGTCGCAGGTGATGCTTACGCGATTAGCTTCAACCCGACGACCGTTGCCTTCCAGAACAACGAACTGAACCAGATTAAGAATACCGAATTGACTGCCAATGCTTCGTGGCAGATTGAGGAAGTACTCGAGGCTTACTCAGTACGTAAAGCCTAAGCAGTTACAAAGGTATGACGTTTGACTGGGCAACAATTCAACCAACTAATGGACCCGGGGGAGTTAATACTCTCTCGGTGTCCGTTATTAAGGGTAGAACAACTCCCCAAGTAATACCGAGTACCAACCGTAACTACTTAGTCGCGTCAGACATAATTATATCTGGAGGTAAGTCTAAAGATTACGCAGAAGTACGTTATACGCCATCGGCTGACTTATTCAATTTACGGGGTAAAAAGATACAGTTATCAATAGACGTTGCATGTCAGAATCCTGCTGGTTTGAAGTATCTCGGTTTTGCGCTTTTGTTAAAATGCGAGACGTCTGGCGACACAGGTGTATGGTGTATAAGGTATAATAAAGGAGAGCCGATTAATCAAAGGCTAGTAACTACTGGAAATATACCTGACGAACCCTTTACTGTACAACGGGTATACGGGTTTATTGCAGGCACACCTGACTATGCAACTGTAGCCCGGCCCAAAATTGAGGTAGTAGGCGATGCTAATGGTATTTGGCAACCTGCTCCTGAGGACCTTTGGACTCAACAAAAATCTTTTATAGCAACCGCGCCTGACGGAAAGGCCAAGGCCGCTTTTACGGTGACTTACTTAGGGCCTAACAAGCAGTTTGACGCGGTAGAGCTTAACCCTAACCAATTCTACTAATGGCTCAGATAGTCTCGGCGGATAACCTGTATGAGTACAGTATCGCCTTACGAAATTCAGGTATTACTGTAAGTAACCTGCAGATGCTGGAGCGTCAGATTCTTGCCTTTATTTTTGGTAAGGAGGGAGCTCTGGCTCTTGTGCGTGAAATAAATGCCAATACGGTACAGTCGCCTAAGGTCAAGGAACTTCTGGACGGTGACGACGAGCTATTCTCTGGTCTCAGGGCTTTGCTCGCTACAATCATTTGCACGAATCTGCTCAGCCAAAACCGTATTCTTGTAGGCCGGCAGAACGTAGCAAAGCGTCCGCTTACCCATCAAGTTACAACACGAAGGGAAGAATCGGACGTAATACAAGCGCTGGCCTACTCAGCAAAAAGTATTATATTTGCTATGCACGACTACTTGCAGCAAGAAGGTAAGAACCCGCTCGACCTGAAAATTGCTCGTAGCATTTTTGCGACACGGTACACGACCAATACGAGTGGGTACATTCCGGCAAATACGCCGGGCTTTATGGGCTTCTTAGGCTGGTGGTAAATGAACATACTCGATAACATATCTGCTAAGTCTTTGCTTTTGCGGACTTTCTTGCAACCCGAAGCCGGTCATAAGCTTTCGGAGTATATGCCTGTCCCGCTGCACCGAATCTTCGGCACCGACCCCGAGTTTGTTCAGTATTCGGCTTTTGAGAACGGGTACGAAATAACTGTAACCGTTACGAGTTGTGAAGACCTTCGGCATATCGCCGATTACAATTACTTGTCTGAGCTGGTAGTTGTAACCGGAGATGATAAGTACTATCAAATAGGCTCAGAAGAAGGGTTTGAGCTTGTTGGCATTATCCCACCTCCGTCACCTGACAAAACTCTTTTTGTGTATACGTTTAAGACAAACAAACCAAATAATCAACCCTATCAAATCCGTACGTATGATTGAAAAACTCAAACAGTACTGGTACGTCCAGTACAAAATCGCGGCGGCTAAACTGTTCCGCGAGTTCATCGGCTTTCTGGCCAAAGGTGGAAATCAGGCTGTAGACTTCTACAACCATAACGAGCACCTTGTCCAGGCGCTTCTGGCAAATCCGCACAACACCGATTCGCTTGACGCCATCAGCCTCAAAAAGCTTATCGCGGAAAGTCTCAAGCAGCCGGTCGAGAATCAGCAGTGGTTCTTTGAGCACGCTAAGGAGAAGCTCAACGAGGTAAAGCGCGTGCTTACCGAAAAGTATCAAGGTACGTTGCGCTACGGGCAGGAGCTCGGTATCGACTTGTCTGAGAGTACTCCTGAATCTTTGTGGGCAGACCTCTGCGGGTATAAGTCTGAGCAGGAACAGCCGAGCCCCGAACAGCCGAGCCCTGAACAGCCTGAACAGGAACAGCCGAGCCCCGAACAGTCTGCTGCAGAGTCTGAACAGGAACAGCTGAGCCCCGAACAGCCTGCCGCAGAGCCTGAGCAGGAACAGCCGAGCCCCGAACCTGAGTCCGCAGCAGAGCCTGAGCAGGAACAGCGGTTCAAGACGCAGCTTTCTGAGATGACCGGTGTCGGCATGAGTGACGCCGAAATCTGGGAAGTCGTGAAAGATGAGGCCAAGGCACTCAAGCTGGCCAAGGCTAAGGTCCTCGCTGAGTTGGCTGAGATGCGTAAGTAAGTCAAACAACGGCGCTGGCGTTACGAGCGTCAGCGCCTTAATTTTATCGATACAATGACATTCGCAGATATTATAAGCAGGCTTCAAGGCGGTGAAGCTTTTACACGGCGCGCTTGGGATGGTTCTAAGTTTATCGTGCGCCAGACCCCGCAAACTATTCCTGCCGACGTCGTGCCTAAAATGACGAGCTTGCCGGAACGAGCCAAGGAGTTGCTCGCAGCTTCGTTCCGTGGTTCTATTTCCTATCATGACCAAGTACTGGTTATTACGAAGTCGTCAGGCGAGGCTACGTATTATATACCTACTTGGGAAGAGATTTTCGCCAACGACTGGTACACCTGCTAACAACAAAGACAATGAAACTTATTTATAATGACTTTATCCCTTTCGAAGGGTTCAAGGCTATCAATCTGTTTGGCCTTGTGTTTGTGCGTAACGGTTCGAGCCCGTTTACGCAGACTGACGAGAACCATGAAGGCACACACACGCTGCAGCTTCTGGAGGTGGTTGGTGCGGCCCTCGTACTGTGGCTTATGCTGAACACTATCTTTAGCGTTTCGGCATGGTGGCTGGTCGGTGTGGCATTTAGCTACTACATTCTGTATTTTCTCTTGTGGGCGGCGAAGGGCTTCAGCTACCGCAAGAATCCGTTTGAGCAAGAGGCTTATGCCCACGAGCTCGAAACCGGGTACAGAAAGAAGCGGCGGTTATTTGCTTGGTTCCCGTATGTCTTCAAATAATGGTAAGTGGTTATTTCTCGCGGGTTTACTTATAGGGATACTTGGCACTCTGTTACTCTACAGACCGCCTAAAGTAACAGAGACACATACCGAGTATATTCCCGGGTCTATTATAAGCGTTTCGCGAGACTCTCCAGAAATAAAGCCCGTTTCGAGCTCTCTGGCTGGGCCTTTGCAATATGCTCACAAGGTTCAGCCTTTAGAGCCAAGTCCTGAAATTGGACCTAATCTGCAAGCCACAGAGCCTATTTCTGAACCTCTTGACAGTTTACTCGAAACAGTCAAGGACTGGAATACGAAACGGGAATACTCTGAGACTTTGATAGACTCAGATACTGTAGGTAAGGCCAAGCTTGATATTACAGTACAGTATAACAGAATTACCGGTTATGACTTTAATTTTACTCCGGTAAACCGAGTACAAACTATCATACAGTCACCACCGATTAGACTGCAAGGGTATATGCTCGGTAATGTGACGAATACAGGAGCTCAAATAGGATTAGGTCTCAAGTATAAAAACTTCGGTATTCACGCTTTAGGCGGATACGACTACATTTCTAAAAAACAGGTCTACGGCGGTGGGTTAATGGTGGTTTTTTAGGTGTTTGTTGGTGGGCTCGTTCAATAGAACGAGTCCTTTTTATTTATATTATTTGCTATCTTTATCACAAATATCCAACCAATGACAAACTCTCCTTACTTACCTTTGTTTATTCGAGTACTGCTCGAAAAATATCCTGGTATAACGCCAGCCGAAGCTATACAAAAGTGCTTCGATATTGGAGTTATAAACGAGACTGCTCTCTCCAGATGTGCCTTGCGGGCACGTGCTGCTGAGCTGATAGAGGTACAACCCATCAAAGACGAAATTCTGTGGATTCTTACCGAAGAATTTCCGGTCTCACATGAGACCGCGAAAGGCGCGGTATACGTGTACACAGACCTGAATATTTCAGAGGATATAAAGAAGAAGCTGCTGCCTACCCCTAAGCCAAGTATCACAGTCTACCGCCGAGGAGGTGGCTGGCTTAATGGTTTAATGGCTGACCTCTGGCAACTGGATAAGACTATAACTTATTATCTGGCTCTCGACTTCAATACAAACGAGGCTAAGCTATATCTTGAGCCAGCAGAAGGCGCGTACCCTCTAACTTGGTTTGAGACTAAACAAAACTGGAGGCTTGCTGCGCGTGAGCTTTTCGACAATGAGCTGCCGGGCTGGCGCTCAAAAGTATACACGTATAAGCTCATATTCTATTCCCCAGCTAACTTTATAGTAACTAAAGTACTTAAACGAAGATGACAGACAACGTAAACCATCCTGCGCATTATACGGCACACCCGAGCGGTATCGAGTGTATTCAGATTACTCGGTATTATTGTTTTTCCGTAGGCAACGCAATCAAGTATCTCTGGCGAGCCGGGCTCAAGGCAAGTGCCGATAAAACCCAGCGAGAAAAAGAAATCGAAGACCTCAAAAAAGCTAAGTGGTATATCGATGACCGTATAAAACAGCTTGAAAACGAGAAGTAGAATAAAGGCCCTAAGTTATGCTTAGGGCCTTTTATTTATCTTTTGGTCAAATTAGTTGATAAATAGGCCTCCAGCTAAGCCAGTAGGTTAAATAACTGATATAGTTAACTGGTATATAGCCAGTTAGGCTAAAATACTAATTATTAAAAAATTTTGCCAACGTATACGCCGTTTTTTCAGGCTATGCTTCGTATACGCTTCGTATACCAGTTCGTTTACCAAACCTTTGGTTGAGGTGACTGGCCTAATTGACCTGAGCGTCAGGCCTTTATATCAAGCTTCATTTTGAAGGTAAACGAAGTAAACAAAGAATTGCATTATTAACTTATTTTTAGTGTAATTCATAGGTTGACTATCTGAGAATTACATATTTTTTTAAGTCATATAAGAAAACTTTGTTTACTTCGTTTACCTCTGGGAGAAGGGTCTTGATAATCAAGCAGTTATAAGAATTTAGGGGTAAACGAAGTACGAATTTCAGGCCCAAAGCCCTCGATAACAGGTACGTAACGCGCAGGAAAGCAGCCACTTGTAACTTTTATAGAATTTTTCTTCAAAATTATTTTACAGAATCATTTTTTATTCTTATCTTTGTAGTGAACACAAAAATAAAGATTTATGAATGCTAAGCAACGTAAATTAATATGCGAGTTTTATCTACGGCACCTCGAAAATGGAATACGCGGCGACATAGCCAGTGCCTACATTGATATTAGGTGCTTTTTTGACCGCATAAAAACTACTGACGCTAAATTAAGCGCCGAAATGGAAGCTGCGCGGATAGAGCGGGAAAACAACTAATAATATAAGTGTATGGAAACTAAAGTCTGGGCTAAATGCAGTAAAGAAAAATCTGTAGAGTACTTCAAGAAAAGTGGCTTATCGGTCAACGGCTATCGCCGGCTCTGCAGTGAATGTATCCCCCGGCTAAGTCTAAGCGCTTGCGGATATACGAAGGTGGTAATCCAGCCTTAGCTGGTTTCAAGCCTCGCGAACTGATGGACGAGCTTAGAGCTCGTGGGTATCATGGTGAACTTAAAAAACTCAATCCATAAAAATCTAAAATTATGAACAAGCTTTTATTATTCTTGTGTATCTTGAGCGCTCTTATCCTGTTTAATAGCTGCTCAAAAGATGAAGACGCAGTACCTAAGTCTGACGTCGAGCTCGAAGGGCACTACGCAACGCCCCAACGTTCTTTCAAATCGTACACCCGTACTCACTGGTATTTCAGTGGCCGCAATTCTGCTATATTCGAGTGGCAGGATATTGTCCGCGAAGGCGGCGCTTCTTCTCGGCCACACATCGTAGCTTCTGGCCGCGAAGGCCGAAAGTGGTACGTCAAAGGCGATAAATTTTACTATACGCTTGATGGAGTTTGGCAAGTTACCACCTTCGAGTATATCGATGCTACAGAAATTGTTATCGGGGGTAAGAACTACAAACGGATAGGATAGATATGACAAAGGTACGCGTTTATCGAAGTGGCGAAGCCTGCCCGCGGTGCGGTGAAACTCTTGAGGCTATTGATGGTCAGTATATTCAAACCGCTGGCTTCGACGGCATAACTGAACCAGAATATGATACATTGTGGGAATGTGTATATTGTCCTGCTTGCAACTTCCAATTCTCGGATGAACCGTAAAAGTTCAGTCTCTGCAGAATTTTTCTATAAAAATATTTTACAGATTCAAAAACTTTACCTATCTTTGTAATATCAAAATAAAATTCAGATGAATAAAAATCTCAAAGAACTGCTTGAAGCGGGCAGTATAAGCAAAGCGGATATTGCGGTATCTCTCTTCCCGCGGCACCAGCATCCTACGGCTGCACTCGAAGGTGTCATTAAGGGAACACGCGAGCTCCGCGTATCTGAGGCCCAAGTGCTTGAAGACCTTAATAAGGCCAGGCATGTTTGGCATGCGTTTAATACCGGCGAAGACACCGTATTTATATGCGGTAACGTGAGAGTGCTGGCCCATGCAAATGGCTACATTCTTACCAAAGGTAACGGTGAAGAGCATCGTTTCACCTTGCCGGAAAACCTCAAACTCAGTGACGCTCTTCGTCATTTCGAACACTATTTTTAAACCCCCTAAAATCATGAAAGTAAAAATTACCTTCGAGCTCGATATCCAGGATACGGACGAGTGCGCGAAAATGAACAAAATTATTGCCGCTGCTCGCGAGGCTGGCGTAACTACCGCTGAGACCACAGCAAAACCGGCTCCGGCAAAGACTGTTCCCGCTGCGGCCCCTACGAAGCCGGTATCCACCCCGGCACCTGCTCCTGCTCCTTCGAAGCCTGCGCCCGCTGCCCCGTCTGCAACAACCCCCAAGGTCCCGGCGGCTGGTAGCGCGATTAAGTTCGTCGACGTACAGGCCAAGGCCCTCGAGTGCATCTCGCCAGTTAACGGCCAGGTGAATCCGCTCCGCGCAGCTACTGCCGAGTTGCTGCAGAAGTATGGTGCTACGGGTCTCAGCAAGCTCGCTCCTGAGCACTACCAGGACTTCTACAATGACCTCGTAGCTCTCCAAGCCAATGCCCAGTAACCATGCATTACTCAGTCCTTCAGCAAGTCACCGCTGGCTCGTTTGTACACCGTCGGTCTTGCTGGAGGCCGAGTACGGAGAACAGAGCCCAAGCAGCTACGCACAAGAAGGCACGTTTGCCCATAGTGTAGCTGAGTTCAAGCTGCAGGGCGAACCGGAGTTATTCGAGCCTGACGGCGAGTATAGTTTCGACGACACTCTTCGCGAACTTACTCCGTATATCGAGTACTGTGAAGCTCTTAAGTCTGTAGCTGACATTTGGGCAGTCGAGACACGGGCAGACCTTACTGACATCGCGCCAAATATGTTCGGTACCTGCGACTTCCACGCAAAGGTAGGCACTACGCTCTATGTAGTTGACCTCAAGTATGGAAAGGGCGTGCAGGTATACGCCGACCACAACCCGCAGCTTATGCTCTACGGTTATGGTATCGCACGTAAAACACCAGGCATTACCAACCTGAAACTCGTTATTATCCAGCCGAGACTTGACCACGTGTCCGAGTTTGATATTTCGTGGGCTGACCTCGATGCTTGGATAATCAACGAAGTAAAACCTGCCGCTCAGGCTGCGCTTAGCGGCGTTGGTGAACTTATCGCAGGCAAGCACTGCAAATTCTGCAAAGTAAAGGGCCGCTGCCGTGCATTGGCTGATGAGGCTCTTAAGATTGCAAAACATGAATTTGCAGCTCCTACCCTCTTATCTCCTGAAGAGCTCGCACAGATTCTGCAAGAGTCAGAGCTCTACGAGGACTGGCTTACAAGTGTAAAAGCTGAAGCACTACGCCTTCTGTGTAACGGAACAGAGGTTCCGGGGTACATGGCCGCGCAACGTCTCGGTAACAGGACTTGGACTAATCCTGAGGAGGTACGAGAAATTCTCGAATTTGCGTTTGACCCCGAGGTATTCCTCGAAACTAAGGTAAAGACAGTAGCACAAATCGAGAAAGCAATAGGTAAGAAGGATTTCGCACGACTTCTGGCCAATAAAACTGTGCGACCGTCCGGAGGTCCTTCTTTGTCGGTTTTTGACCCCAAGAAGACTCCGTACACTGGCGCGTCAGCAGTTGAAGAGTTTGCTGCTGCGCAGGCCGACTAAACTCCTACAAACTCTAAACCGCTAAAAACTAAACAGTTATGGCAAAATTTATGACGGGTCGCGTACGTTTCAGCTACGTGACGGTCTTCGAACCGAAGGCCATGTCGGAGAACGACACCCCCAAGTATTCGGTGTCGATTTTGATTCCGAAAACCGATGCGGCTCAGATTGAGCGCGTCAAGAAGGCAATTACCGAAGCAATCGAGGAAGGTAAAGCGAAAAAGTTTGGCGGAAAAGTTCCGGCTAACCTGCGCACGCCGCTCCGTGACGGAGACCTCGAGCGTCCGGGCGACGACGCTTATGCGGGGTGTATGTTCTTCAACGCCAACACGCAGCTGAAGCCTCAGGTCGTTGACGCTAACCTGAACCGCATTGACGGTCTCACGCGTGAGGAGTTTACGGAACAGTTCTACTCCGGCTGCTATGGCCGTGCTACGATTAACTTCTACGCTTTCGACTTCCGAGGCACGAAGGGAATCGCCGCAGGTCTCGGCAATCTGCAGAAGTTGGCTGATGGCGAACGCCTTGCCGGTAGCTCATCCGCCGAGTCCGAGTTCGGTTCGGCGCCTCTGCCCGAAGACGACCCACTAATGTAACCAGTGAAGGGAGCGGCTTACCTGCTGCAAGCTGCTCCCTTCCTTTTTATCAAACCATGAAGACTGCTAATATACTTATATGCGGCTTTGTTATCGGCATTGTATTTTCGGCCTTTTTGACCAAAAAAACAGTAATAACTCCGATACCTCAAAAGCCCGTACTTCTACGAGTTGAGACCCTCGATAAGTGGGGCCTGTTCATAGAAGCGCTTGCTTGGGTTGAGTCAAGGCACGACTCGCTCGCGGTAGGGCGTACTAACGATATCGGCTATCTACAAATTACTCCGGCTATTATTGCCGAGGCTAACCGAATCTTAGGTTATAAGGCGCATACCCTCGAAGACCGGGTAAGCAAGGTTAAGAGCCTTGAAATATTCAAGATAATTCAGGACCATTACAATCCTGAACACGATATGCACTTTGCTCTCAAGCTGTGGAACCCGAAGGCACCGGTAAGTTACCATAGACAAGTAATGACAGAGTTTAACCAACTAATAAACAAACAGCGCAATGACATACTGTTACACCGACTTAGAGACATTCAGCTCAGTAGACTTAAAGAGCCAAGGCCTCTATAAATATATAGCCTCCCCTGACTTCGAGGTGCTTATGGTTTCGTACGCCTTTGACGACGGGCCGGTTAAGACCGTCGATTTGATGTCAGGCGAGCTCTGGCCGGAGGAGTTTATAGACGCGTATTTCAACGACGAGGTAATTATGCACGCGCATAATGCTGTCTTTGAGCGTCTGGCCCTCGCAAAGGTCATAGCCCCTATTCCGATTGCCCGTTGGGAGTGCTCGCTTGTTAAGTGCGCATACGCTGGTATTCAGCTCTCCCTCGACAAGGCTTCGAAGATGCTCGGACTTTCCCAGACAAAGCTGGCTTCGACCGGCGCCGATTGCATTAAGTACTTTTCTATTCCTTGCAAACCTACGAAAGTAAACGGTCAGCGTACCCGTAATTATCCGGAGCACAACCCGGAGAAGTGGGCTGACTACCTCAAATATAACGCGCAAGACGTCGAGACTGAGCGGGCTATTGCCAAGCGTCTCGAGGATATTATTCTCCCCGAGCGTGAGAAGCAGCTTTATATTCTGGACCAAGAAATAAACGACCGTGGAATCATGGTCGACTTGGATTTTGTGAATAAAGCAGCCGAGCTCAATGGAGAGTATAAGCAAAATCTTGTACAGTCTACTAAAGACGATTTAGGTATCGAGAAACCTAACAGTGTAGCTCAGATTAAGCGCTGGTGCGCAGACCAAGGCTATCCGGTAGACTCGGTAACTAAAGACGACGTAGCTCGTATTCTGGCAGACCCCGCTGCACCTACTCAAGTAAAGGCTCTTATGGAGAGCAGGGCTCAACTTCGAAAAAGCTCAATAAAGAAGTACACAGCCATTTTGAACATGGTAGGCGAGGACTGCCGGGTACGAGGTCTTTTCCAGTTCTACGGCGCTAACCGGACAGGTCGATGGGCTGGCCGTGGAGTCCAATTGCATAACCTCCCACAGAACCATATCGTGCTGCTGGATGCGGCCAGAGAGCTTGTCCTTAGTGATTGCTCGCTTGCAGACAAAGCTCTGAATATCGAGCTTATTTTTGGCAATGTGAGCGATACCCTTTCTCAGTTAATTCGTACCGCGCTTGTAGCCGGAGAAGGCCGTTGCTTTGCAGTCGCCGACTTCTCAGCTATTGAGGCACGAGTTATCGCATGGCTTGCCGACGAGCATTGGCGACAGGAGGTCTTCAAGACTCACGGAAAGATATACGAGGCTTCTGCCTCTATGATGTTTAAGATACCTATCGAGAGTATCAAAAAGGGTTCTGACATACGCCAAAAGGGTAAGATTGCAGAGCTCGCGTTGGGCTTCGGCGGTTCACTCGGCGCACTTGAGCGTATGGGTGGTGCTTCAATGGGCCTTAACCAGCAGGAAATGCGGGATATTGTTAAGCGCTGGCGTGCGGCTAACCCGAATATCGTTGAGCTCTGGAATACCTACGATGAAGCTGCTATTGAGGCTATCCTGCATAATTGTGCGATTCACCTCAAACACGGTATCGTATTCGACAAAGAAGACGATTGGTTGACAATCAAGTTGCCGAGCGGCCGCAAGCTCTATTACTTCAAGCCTAAGCTCGGACCGAGTAAGATGGGCACAACGCATAGCATTCTGTACCATGACTATTCGCTCGGTATGACCGATGCAGAAACAGGTTTGCCGAAGCTTGAGACTGTTGACACCTATGGTGGGAAACTTGTCGAGAATGTCGTACAAGCTACGGCCCGAGATTGCCTCGGTGAGGCGATGCTTCGTGTAAATGCCGCAGGCTATCCTATCGAGCTTCACGTGCATGACGAAATGGGTGTCAATATTCCAGTAGACGGCGCAGAGAATGACGTACTAAAAAAGCTCTATGATATTATGGGTCAGCCTATTAGCTGGGCTCCGGGCCTTCTTCTCAGCGCCGATGGCTATGTAACTCGGTATTACAAAAAAGACTAATTGGGGGATAATGATATGGTTATTTCGGTAGGACCTCGTGTAGACTGTAAGTATTGGAAAAATCAAGAAATTACTTGGGCCGACTTTGTTTCTAAAGTATCACGACCTCAAGTAACACCCGAGACTTATATAGAGTACATGGCTCTCTCAAAAGACCGTCAGAACTCAGTCAAAGATGTGGGCGGCTTTGTCGCAGGTAACTTATTTAAGGGTATACGCAAGCCTAAGAATGTTACCCGACGTTCAGCCTTGACCCTTGACTTGGATTTTGCGCCTCTGACTTTCTGGGATGAATTTACATTCGTTTTCGATTGCGAGGCTATTCTCCACACAACGCACAAGCATAGTTCGCGTACACCGCGCTTTCGACTTATTATTCCGCTGGCCCATGATATTACGCCAGACGAGTACGAACCTATAGCCCGGCAGGTAGCGGCGATGCTCAATATCGAGTACTTCGACAAAACGACGTTCGAGGTCAGTCGTCTTATGTTCTGGCCGTCAGTCTCAGCAGATGGCGAATGGGACTTCAAGCACCAGCACGGGGAGTTCTTAGACCCTGACGCTATTCTGGCGCGCTATGCTGATTGGCACGATATGGCCGAATGGCCTCACCATGGCGATTATAGCACGCTTGACGTACTTAAGGCTAAGGCCAAAAAGCTTGAAGACCCGTCGGCAAAGCGCGGCTTAATCGGTCTTTTCTGCCGTACCTTTACGATTCAGGAAGCTATAGAAAAGTTCTTACCGGAGGTATACTCTGGAGGACCTGAGCGCTATACGTACCTCAAAGGGTCCACGGTTAACGGTCTGGTTATCTATGACGACCTTTGGGCCTACTCGCATCACGGGACAGACCCGGCAAGTGGCTTGTGCTGCAATGCGTTCGACCTCGTTCGTATTCACAAATTCGGTGAGCTGGACGCGATTAAGGACATAGAAAGTACCCGTACCAAGTCTTACCGAGCAATGTGCGAATTTATCCGCACATTGCCTGAAGTAAAGGCTGTAGCCGCTACTGAAGCGGCAGCAGATGCCCGTGAGGATTTTATGGCTCAGCCTCTCGAAGATGAGGAAGCGCTTGAGGAGGCACTGCAGCCTACTGACCCGGACAGCTGGAAAACTCAGTTGACTCTTGACGCCAAGGGCGCATTTGAAAACTCAGCCGGAAATATAACCCTTATACTCAACAATGATCCTCTTTTTAATGATACTTTTGCCTATAATGCTTTTGATAATCGTAGGTATGTTGTGCGTTCTCTTCCATGGCACGTTATCAAAAATCCTGAAGTAATCAAGGATTCAGACTACGCAGGTGTGCGCAACTATATTGAACGTATATACGGTATTACAAGCGTTCCGAAGATAGATGACGCACTGGCCTTGGTCTTTGAAAAGCATTCGTTCCATCCTATTCGTAAGTACTTAGCCAGTCTCGAGTGGGACGGTACAAAACGGTTGGACCACATTTTGCAAACCTATTTTGGTGTGTCAGATAGCAACTACACACGTGAAGTATTTCGTAAAATGATGGTCGCGATGGTTGCGCGAGTCATGAATCCCGGATGCAAATTCGACTTCGTACTCGTTCTTGTCGGACCGCAGGGCTGCGGCAAAAGTACGTTCTTCCGAATGCTTGGCGGCGAGTGGTTCTCTGATACGTTCAGTACCGTTACTGGTAAAGAGGCGTTCGAGCAGTTGCAAGGTGCGTGGTTACTTGAAGCTGGTGAGCTTGCCTCGCTTAAGAAGGCTGAAGCCGAACAGATTAAGCACTTCTTTTCTAAGTGTGATGACAACTACCGGCCCGCCTATGCCCGAACCGTTGAGACGTTCAAGCGGCAATGCGTGTTCGTAGGTACAACCAATAGTCAAGCGTTCCTAAAAGATACAACCGGTAACCGCCGTTTCTGGCCCGTGTCAGTGAATGTTCAGCGCCGCAAGCATACGCTTTTTGACGGGTCGCTGCTGGAACAGCGTGACCAACTTTTTGCTGAGGCCGTTGTGTACTACGAGCAGGGAGAAGAGCTCTGTCTTTCGCAAATCGCTGAGAGCCAGGCTAATACTGTACGCGATGAGCACTATGACTGGGACGACCGTGCCGGTATTGTAGCCCAATATCTCGACCAGCTGCTACCGGTTAACTGGGGTTCGCTTACCTCGGCCGACCGTCACCAATGGCTTAATAATGAGGAGCTTAGAGAGAAAGGCACTATACGCCGGACAGGCGTAACCGTAGCTGAAATATGGTGTGAGTGTTTCGGTAAGAACCGCGAGGATATGACTCGCTTCGCGGCACGTGATATTACGGAAATTCTTAACTGCTTGCCCGAGTGGGAACAGCAAAGCTCTATACGCAAGTTCCCAATATATGGCCGGCAGAGGTGGTACAAAAGAATAGAAGACAATGCCGAAGTTGACCCCTTACTACTGTAGCGAGAAATGGCTTGAGCGTCAGCTTGTTGGTATAATAAAATCGCTGGGAGGCGAGTGCCTGAAGTTATACGCTATCTCAGTAACCGGTCTGCCTGACAGGCTCGCGCTGTTGCCCGGCGGGCAGACCTTTTTTATCGAAGTTAAGAGCCAAGGCCAGAAGCCCAGAGCTATACAGTCTTGGTGGCATAATAAACTTAGAGGATTAGGCTTTACCGTTTTAATCGTCGACTCTGTAGAATCCTTAGAACATGCGAAAGTATACGCCACGGAAATATCAAGAGGCAGGTCTTAATTTACTTTTAGAAAATAACCGCTTCGGTCTCTTTTATGACATGGGCCTCGGCAAGACTGTAGTAACCTTAACCGCAATCAAGGCTCTACTTGACGATATACAGGTTACTAAAGTTCTGGTTATCGCACCGTTATATGTGGCCCGTTCGGTATGGGACGCGGAAGCGCAGGAATGGGAACACACCTCCGGGCTTATATTCTCTAAAGTTCTCGGAACTGTTAAGGAGCGTATGTCTGCGCTATCCAAGCCAGCTGATATATACCTTATTAACCGTGAGAATGTGGCGTGGCTATGTGAGCTGTACGGGGGTTACAAACTGCCGTTTGACATGGTTGTTATTGATGAATTAAGTAGTTTTCGTAACCATCGCAGTAAACGCTTCAAGGCATTGAAAAATGCCACGACCTTTACCCCGCGCCTCGTAGGTCTTACCGGTACACCTTCACCCAAGGGTTATATTAACTTGTGGGCTCAGATATTCCTCTTGGATCGCGGCAAGCGTCTTGGCAAGACCATAACCGAATATCGTCGCCGATACTTCGAACCCGGCTACATGAACTCCAGTGGTATTGTGTACGACTACAAAGTAATTCCCGGTCGTGACAAGGAAATTCTTAGCCGTATCAAGGATATTACTGTATCATTAAAGACTGAGGACTGTATCGAACTTCCTCCTCTCACTGCAAATTATATTAAGGTGCAGCTTCCAGAGGATGTAATGAAGCAATACCAAAGCTTTGAACGTGAGCGACTTATGTTTATCGTGGAACAAGAAGCCGCTGCCGGGGGAGGGGTTTACCCTACCGCTACCTTAGGGGAGGGGTTTATCCCAGGGCCCGGAGGGTCCATGCCGGGGGAGGGGTTTATCCCAGGGCCCGGAGGGTCCATGCCGGGGGAGGGGTTTATCCCAGGGCCCGGAGGGTCCATGCCGGGGG